TGCGAAATTAGGATTATTCCTAGGTAAATCTGTTGCTCCGAAATTTTGTATAGGTGCTGCTGGTTGAGGAACTACAAGTTCTTCAAAATCTTCATATGTAAATGATACTGATAGTTGCTGTATTGCAGCGTCACCAGAATCAAGAGTTTGTGCTGTTACTGTAATAGGGAATGCGTTGATAAGTTTCACTGCGTATATAGTTTGGTCTTGTATATCTTGTTGGTATATAGCAACATCTCTTTTATATGTGCTTGCATAGTTTAATTTATACGTATCACGATCGAGTATTAAATTTGTCCATTTACTAAAAATGTCTTTAATGAAAAAATCATTTGTCAAATTAAACTTGAATTCCACATCTTCATTTATATATGAATTAGCTACCTTCATGCTCTGTCTGTAGTACGAATGATCAGCTGTGCCGATCTGTCTACCTGGCATGGTGGTTGAATCACACAGTATTGATAGATCGCGAATGTCGAGCGAAGAGTTGAATGCTTCAACGGGTGGGAACATGATTATTTTAAATCGATTTGTTCTAGCTAGTCCGTTTCTACCAGAAACTGTTGCCTTTAGATTATCAATGCTCATTAGATTATAGACTTGGAATTCTTCCAGACACCTGCTTTACTGCTCTTAGTGAATTGCTCAGTTGGTAAAAAGATAGCAACTTCCCATTCACTTGCTGGAACTTCAGTGATTTGTGATTTGATGTTTGATGTTAGATAGTGTTTAAAGCATGGTTCAAATTCTTTCAACTTAGATGCAGCCTTTAACATATCATAAGATAAACGTAAGCGTGTAGTCTTATCATATTTCTTATTGTTAGTAAACTCAAGCAGTCTATCAAAGAAAGCGGCACGCAAGATTGGATCTAAGTAATGTAGATTCAATCCGTAAAACCCACCTGGCGCTTTATCAACCATAAGGATAAGAGGAAATCTATCGTAGAATGGTAAAGTCTTTTTGTGCTTCGGATCATAAAAGTACATGAACATTCTTCCAACGAGAGGAGTGTTTGCTTTTTGTAGAGCAGAATCTTTTAGAATCTTAGATCGACTGATATCTGTCATGTATATCAGTTTCTCACGAAACCACTTCATCGACTTCTTAGTATTATTTTTAATACCAGCAGCTGAAGCTTCTTTTTTAACTTGATCAAAATATGATACGGCCATAGCTCTATTTATACTATTTAGTAAGCAACTTTATGCCTAACGATTTGAATGTATCTTCTGTCCAAATTACAAACTCCCATCCTCTGTCAGCTGCATATGATTGTGCTGTCTCCCACTTTGAGGTATTTTTAACGTATGTCATAACTTCAGTGATGTATCTTTTAGTCTTTCTGCTGGGTTCTTTAGGAGCTTGAGTTTGTTTTTTTGGTTTTATCTCGATAAGAAATGTTTTTTCCTTTGTCACCATCTTTATGTCCATAAAATATCTATGGATTTTATTATCTGTCTTACACCGATATGGTATAACAGTTTCTTCTGATTGCCATTTGATTACGCTGGGATTATTATCCATCCATCTAAAAGCCTGTCTCTCCCAAAGAGATCTAAACACTACTTTAGTTGGATCGCCATCGTATTTAGCGGGATTCTTTACTGTATATCTTCCTCGGTATGCCATATCTTTTGTTATAAATAGAACTATAAATAAGTATTTATCTAAATATGGCAGAGAATATATACAACAATGGTGGCTTAGTAAGTAGCGGCGGTAAAAGTACTCAGGCTGCAGGAGCATCAAACACAATACTAAAGTATCCTCCAGAAATCGTAGGAGATCTTGAACGGCCGTGTGTACTATTTACTGCGCACGAAAGATTTTTCGGAGGTGGTGTAAAACAACATCACGTATGGTTTCCTGCTCCTGGAGGTATTGCATTCGGCGACAATGCAGCCTACGGCTCTACTGATCTTGGAAACTCTGGTGCCGCTGCGATGAAGGTGCTCGACGGAAAACAAGGACTAAATAGTATAGCTGGTCAAATTAAATCTTTAAATAAACAGCAGCTCGTAGCGTTGGCTAAAGAAAACGTACCTATTCCACAGAAATATAAGGATGTTGGTGCACTTGCAACACAGCAAGTATCTAATCCAAACACAAACACCACATTTACTTCAAATGGCGTTCGTAACCATTCAATGGATTTTACAATGATCGCAAGATCAGAATCTGAATCAGAACTAATTCGTCAAATACATTCTAAGTTTAGACACTTTACATATGCATCAAATGGAGGCGACGGAAATAATATCACGTTGGCCTATCCTCCTGTTTGGACTATTAAGTTTATGAATATGGATTCTGGTATAGAGAATAAATTTATTCCACGTATATATTCATGCTATTTAACAGGAGTTAATTGTACAATAAACTCGACCAGCAATATGTACTTCAAAGATAACGCCCCGCTTGAGGTTCAGCTTGCATTAACCTTTACAGAGACTCGTGCACTCAATCGAGCAGATATCGAACAGATGGAAAGAGATCAACTTGGAGATCGTGGTATTGATGAGAACGGTCAGCCTTCTGCAACCAGCGCTCCAGCTCATCCAACTCCATCTCCTGTCAAGCCTATAAAGCCTGTAAAGAAAAAAGGCTTCTTCGAAGATTTACTAACATAGCTTATGTCGTTCTTTTCACAATTTCCCAGAATTAACTATGATATCAACAATGACGGTATAAAAACCGAATTGGTCGATATGTTCCGCCATGTTGATGTAAGAGATCCACTAATTGATTCTATTTCAACATATACATTCTACGAGATTAATGACGGTGAACGTCCTGATATTGTGTCAAATCGATTATACGGCACTCCTGATTATTATTGGACGTTCTTCGCTGCAAATGATTTTCTGAAAGACGGACTAAATGTCTGGCCAAAATCATCTCGGCAGTTTGAGTCGATGTTGGAACAAGACTATGCAGATTATTCAGTATTAGTTTTTATTCCTCGCCAATATCCAGTTGCGCGTAAATATGATTCTGATTTTGAGATGGTAAATTATTTTGGTGGATTTGAACTCGAAAATGAAAATGTTCGGATAACTGCAAAGAAGACGCCTGGAGCTTCTGCAAAAATTGTAAAGTTTGATGATAGTAGATTTCAGTTGTGGGTACATGATATCGAAATGATGAATAGGTTTAAAAATGAATCAGAGTGGAAGATAGAGTATATTGAAAATCCACATGAAAATGATAACTCGCAAGAGTGGACTAAATTTCAATCAGATAGAAAGGAATGGCTTAAGCGCGGGCTTGAATGGATTAAATTTAATTACACCACAGTATATCGTTCATTCGATGATTCGCTTACTGGTACAGATTTAATTCAAGGATCTGATGCATATTACGAACATTTTTATAAGTATTTTTTAAATAAATTAATTTTTACTTCTCATCACTTTTATGAAAAGTCGTATAACGCTCCAGATCGTTTTATTGACAATGAAGACGATGATCAAATTATCACGCCGTTTGATGCATACTCACGAGTATATAGCGATAGCGATATCAATTTACCGAATAAATATGTGCGAGGGGAAGTCTATTTCTCGGCCGACCAGCGTGTTGACCGCTTTGACCGCAGTGAACTTGGAGAGGTGTCTACTAATCTAGCAAAAACAGCAAAATACGTACCAGGTTATGTTGAGACGTATTACACCGATAAAGCAAAATTCTTATCATATAAAGAGACTCTTGATAAAGTTAATTTCGAAAGAAGGCGAATTCGAGTAGTTCGCAACTCAGTGATTAGTGATTTTGCAGATAGATTCCGTTATATTCTGAATACAGAAGGAGAAGGATAAATATATTATGGCAAGAAATAATTTTATTGAAAACGGTTCAGACGTAGCCCTTTCACCAGGAGGGTATAACCTTAAGAAGGTTGAACTTACGACACATAGCGGAGAAAAAATAGAAATCCAAAACATTGTACTTAACTTAAGTATAACTGAGTCGATATACACTCCGAATATTATTGCAAAGATCAGCGTAAAAGACGTAAGTAATTTATTCGAGGCCGCTCCGCTTATTGGTCAAGAAAAAATTAATATTGTATTAGAACGTAAAGTCTGGTCAAGATTGAGACAGAAAAACATATCAAAGGATATTGATTTAACGTTCACTGTTACAGAGTATCCGTTATATGGTCGACCACAAGAAGAACATACACAGCTATATACAATATCGTGTGTATCTGTACACGCATATGATTCGCAGCTAAAGAAAATCTCGCGAGCATTCGATGATGTTACATCAGAAGAGATCGAACGGATCATCAAAAAGGATTTAAAATATAAAAAGTTTGAGATAGAAGGCACACCGATATCTCGGATGAAAGGTGTTATTAATTGGCAGACACCTCTTGATGCTGCGGAGTGGCTAAGAAAGCAGACATACGATAAGGATATGTCTCCCTTTTTATTGTATCAAACAATTGATGGAACGGTGCACCTTTCTTCTTTGGTAAAACTAATGAAGGCTGATGCATATCATACTTACTACGATACGCGAGAATTTCAATTTGGTCCATATACAGAAGATGATTATAATGAAAAGGCCTCACGGGTAGTTGACATCGCATCGAATGTTAAGTTTGCTAAAATATATCAAGGGATGAATGGAGCATGGGCATCAGAAAATAATTATTTGGACTATGCATACAAGACGTACACCAAATATGATTATAATTATGAGGATGATTTTAAATATAAGAACACTCTGAATAAAAAGAAAGCATTCTCTAATGACACTGGTTGGTTCGAAAAAAGCATGAATGAGATGCCGCATTCACACCTCGAACATGTTTCGATTAACAACCTTGCCTTCAGAGATAAACATGATTTCGACGGAGAGAAAGATATTAATTATAATAAGCTAAAAGAAAATACACATGGTATTACACGTGCGATTGACGAATTGCTTGAGACTTCTTCTCACGATATTAAATTATATGGAGATTACGAGTTAAATCCTGGATCGGTCATTGAATTAAAGTTTCCAAGAGCGATTGATCCGATTGACATGAAAAAGTATCTCGCAAAAATGAAACACAAGCCTGGTTCCGATAGAGAACTATGGGATGAACACCTATCTGGTAGACATCTTATTACATCTGTAAATCACACATTTAGCGATGGTGAATATTTTTCTGAAGTAAGAGTGAAGAGAGATTCGTTTAGTATAAAATTATAAATAACTACAGATGAATCCAGAAAATTTTATTAATAATGGTGGAGGGTTTGCATGGTTCACTGGAGTAGTTGAAGATATCGATGATCCTATGGAAATGGGAAGATATCGTGTGCGCTGTTTTGGTTATCACAATGCTGATAAAACAGCTAAAAATGGTATACCCACTGAAGAACTTCCATGGGCTACAACGATGTTACCTGTCACATCAGCCTCAATGTCTGGTGTTGGTCAGTCAGCAACAGGTTTGTTATGTGGTACATGGGTAATTGGTTTCTTTCGAGATGGTATTAATGCTCAAGATCCTGTTATCATGGGATCTATTCCAACAATAAGCACTAAAGTTAATTATAGTGATGGCTTCACTGATCCTAACGAGAGATACCCAAGCAAAAATAAATTAGACACGCCTGACACGCCTGTCTGCGCGCAGGTAAAGGAAGAAAAATATAAAGAAGGATTTAGTTACGATAAGAAAAAATCTTTACGAAAGTTATATGATAAAGTTCCTACTGCACTCGGCCGAGTAAATAATAATTGGAAGTTCCCTGTTCTCGATGATGTGATGACTCCAACATATCCTCAGAATCATGTTACTGCCTATGAGCGAGCTGACGATGCTGATGAAGCAGCACACATTGTTGAGTATGATGTAACTCCAGGCAAAGAAAGAATATCTACGATCCACAGAACTGGTACATACGAAGAAGTTACTCCAGTCGGTGATAAGACTTCAGTCGTCGTAGGTAATAACTTTCAGGTTATTGTAAAAGATAATAACGTGAACATTAAGGGAAACTGCAATTTAACGATTGATACTAACTGTACTACATTTATTAAAGGAAACTGGGATATTCGTGTAGATGGTAATGTAACTGAAAGTATCGGAGGTTGGAGAAAGATCGACGTCGGCAAGTTTCAGGAAGAACATATCAAGCAATCTCTGTTACAGACTACTGGTGGACCATGTACAGAAAAATACGGTGGAAATCAAGTAACTACTGCGCCTAATATCTTCCTCAATTAATATAAATAGATTATATGTCAACCTTTCAGATAAACACATCAGCTAAGAATCAGGCAAGTACAATCTCTCAAAGAGCGTATTACACAGATTTTCCGATGCGAAGTATGAAGGTGCATCAAGATAAGAAAGATATTCAATCGGTAAAGGATCTAGACGCGGTGAAACAGGCGGTGAAAAACCTAGTTCTTACTAATTTTGGCGAAAGACCTTTTCATCCAGAGATCGGATCGAACGTCACTGCATTATTATTTGAACCTGCTGACAACTTTACCGCGATGGCAATTAAAGAACAAATACTACAGGTGTTAGTACAGTTCGAACCGCGGACATCACACCATACAGTAGAGGTCACTGATAATTCCGAAAGAAATGCGTATGAGATAACTATTGGATTTAATGTTATTTTCTCGCGGCAAAGAGAAGAGATTAATTTTTACCTACAACGACTACGATAAATGAGACAACTTAATGTTACAGAATTAGATTTCGATCAAATTAAGAATAATCTAAAAGATTATTTTCGTAATAAACCCGGCAACGAATACGAAGATTGGGATTTTGAAGGTTCAGGCCTTAATCAATTAATTGACATCTTAGCGTATAACACACACTACAACGCGATTGTTGCTCATAATGCAATGAATGAATCCTTTATTGATTCAGCGCAGATCAGATCAAATGTAGTATCGCGAGCAAAACTCTTAGGCTATACTCCACGAAGTCAGACATCTTCAATGGCAAGGGTAAGACTTGTATTTCCGAGTAGTGTTAATTCAAATCTTTCTACGTTTACTTTATATAGAGGTAATTCTTTTACAACCAATGCAGACGGTGAAACATTTACATATATCACTCGCGATGATTATACTGCAGTGCTAGATGACATTAACTTTCAGTATGTCTTTGAAGATGTAGTTATATACGAAGGTGAAATGATTGAAAATACTTTTATTGTAGAATCTGGCAGTAACGATCAGAAATTTATTATAGAAGATAACACTATTGACTTAGAGCATGCAACAGTAAATGTATATGAGAACGCATTTTCAAATGCGTTTGAGACATATTCCGAATTTAAGAGTTTATCTGGTGTTGCGCCAGATTCTCCAGTATATTTTATTAATGAGAATTTCAATGGGAATTATGAAATAAAATTTGGAGATAATATTTTTGGTAAAAAGCCAGAGCCGTTGAGCGTAATTCGAGTTGCATATCTTAGTACTACAGGAGCTGCTTCAAACGGAGCAAACGTTTTTAGATTCGCGAGTCCTGGTGCGGTTGGACCAGAAACAATCACTACGCTCTCCCCATCAACAAATGGTAGTGCGAAAGAAGATATTGAAAGTATTCGACATAACGCTCCTCTCTCGTTTGTTGCACAAAATCGTGCAGTTACCGCAACTGATTATAAGACTCTTATAACGCAGATGGTAAATAATGTTGAGACGATATCTGTTTGGGGAGGAGAAGATAATGTACCTCCTCAATATGGTAGAGTTTTTATATCGATCAAGCCGTATAATGCAGAGACTCTTACCGAATTAGACAAAACGTTTTTATTGCGAGACCTGATGGAGAAAAGAATCATTGGTATTGAACCCGTTATCGTTGATCCTGAATACACATACCTATACTTAGATGTGCTTCTCAAGTATGATACAAATAGAACATCGTTCTCATCTGGTCAATTACAATCCAAAGTAGAGAATCTATTAGTCGATTTTAATGCTAAAAACCTTCAGAAGTTCGATGGAGTATTTAGATACTCTCATCTCTTATCTGAAATCGACAATCTCGATGTATCGATAATTAATTCATTCGCACGAGTATATCTTTATAGGAAAGCTAAATTCTCTTACGGCGCTTTAGTCCCTACACCAGTTGATTTTAAATTACAGCTCTATGGAAATAAAACTGATTCAGAAACTAAGATTGAGTCTGACAGTTGGATATACAACGGCGTAACTCTTCGACTTGAGGACACATATTTAAATACTTCAGACGATCGTAGAGTAATACGAGCATTTACTATCGGTGAAAACGGTGTGAAGAAAATAGTTTCAAAGGATGTCGGAACAGTAGATCTTGAGACTGGACTTATTTCAATCTATAATCTTCCAATTAATCGGGATGAAACTATAAATATATATGTAACACCAGCATCGAATGATATCGTATCAAAGAGAAATAATCTATTATCAATTGATATCGGAAAAACCGTTATCACTCCTGAGGTCGACACAATCGTTGTTTCAGGTTCATCAGGTGTTGAAGACTATACACCATTCTTAAGACATAGAAATACAAATTCATAAATGGCTCATTTATCAATAGCAGCGGCTTCCTCAGGGAATTCAAATTCGCATAATACTGAGTCTCTCCGAGTTGAGGAATTAATTCCAGAACAACTCAGGGCTAGCTCTGAAAATTTCGTAAAGTTAATTACGGATTATTATGAGCACCTGAATACAATCGATTTTCCTACGTATGAGACAAATCAAATTACTGCAGAGCATGACATTGATCAGGTTTCGGGTAAGTACTTAGATGGAATTCAAGGAGAAATTGCAAAGAATATTCCTAACTCAGCGGTAATGAATCGTGTTGAACTGTACAAGAAAATTGTTAAGTTCTATACGTTAAAAGGTTCGCACGAAAGTGTAAGTACGTTTTTCAGACTATTCTTCGATGAGATCATACAAGTAATATATCCTAAAGAATATCTCTTTAAATTATCTGATGGTGATTGGAGACAAAACACTGATAAGTATATTAAAAAGGTTACAGGGTCATTGTCATCTGGCTATAAAATCGATCAGCTGAACTATACGCCGTTTATTTTAAAAAATAATTTACCTGATCCAGCTATAACTTTTACTGACCTTACTGAAGAAAACAGTAATGATGCAACTCTTCCGGAAGAAGTAATAAGTAATATCATTGCAACTGGTAAAATTATTGAGGCTAAACCTATAGATCTTTATAATCGAGCACCAAATATTAACGGTCTAAGTGTAGATCTATATATTGAAAACGACTTTAATTCAGTTAATGGCACATGGGATTCTACCGTTTTAGATAGAACATGGAGGGGTTATTTAAAAACTGGAGCAGAATATCTTCGGGCTGAAAGTGCTATTAGATTTAATGGCCAGCGTGCACACTTAGATTTTGGTGCTATTACTGATCGTGAACTTGATTTAACACCAGATGAACACACAATTGTTGTTAGGGCTAAAAGAAATAGAAGTGCGGTTGAAAAAGAAAGTTTTCAACCATTGTTTAACCTATCTAATTCATTTTCGAAGTTGGCAAGTCATGAACTATTATTTGATAGTAAGACAGGACAAATCGGTAGATCGTGGATTAACACTGAACCTAACATCGCATTAAATATCGATAGAGAAAGCTTAGAGTTAATTAACTTTCTTGATGATAATACATCAAAACTAGAAGAATTGACCGGTGATGCTTATACAGAAATAAATAAGTTTATGACCGTGGAAGATCGGTTTGGTAATTCAAAAAGCATTACAACATTAAATGGAGTATGGAATAAAACTGCAGCTATCTTTAATGGAGAGCCAGTGTACGTTCCAACTACAAGTCTCGCTAATAATATTTCTGGATCTGAGCTCGATCAAGTACCCACAACTGGAACAGCATGGCCGGACTTTAGGTTTGCTGATGGACTAATCCAATCTCCAGTTGATGCATCGACAAAAATACGGAGTGTTAGTTACTCTACAGATGGGAGTGTTGTTGCTCTCTCCTATAATAAGAAAACATTAATTTTTGAATTAAGTGGTTCTACTTGGACACAAATCGGAGTTGATATTATTACCGAATATAATGCTAACTACGAGGTAATTACTGGTAAGACATCGACATGTCTAAATTCTGATGGAACTATAGTTGCTATTGGTAATGCATTAAACGACGACGCCGCCACAAACGCTGGTCATGTTAGAGTTTACCAGAATGTTTCTGGCACCTGGACACAGATTGGAGTTGATATTGACGGTGACCCCTCGCAGAGTAATTCTTATTTTGGATATAGTGTTAGTTTAAACGCTGATGGATCGATCGTTGCTATTGGCGCTTATGACAATGATGGCGGAGGTGCCACCTCCACTAATCGTGGTCATGTGAGAGTTTATAAAAATATTTCTGGTACTTGGACACAAATCGGAGTTGATATTGACGGTACTAGCATAAATGAGTATACTGGTTGGAGAGTAAGCTTAAGTGCAGATGGATCAATCGTTGCTCTCGTAGGTATTGGCCAAGGCGATATAAATTCTCCAGATTCTGCTTTTGCAAGAGTTTACAAAAACGTTTCTGGTACTTGGACACAGCTCGGCTCTGATATTCATTGCTTAGATCAAACTTCCGCTTGGGCAGCTGAGATTAGTTTAAGCGCGGATGGTAATACCTTTGTTCTTGGAAATAGAGAACCAGGCGGTGAGATAAGAATATTTAGATATGGCGGAGGGACATGGCAACAACTTGGTAAAAATATTATAGCTCCAGTCGATAGTCAAGTTGTTTCTACAGTACTAAGTGATGATGCATCAAAGTTAGTAATTCAAACTAGTTATGATTATCAGATGATAATTGGCGACACTCAGCCGCCAGAACCTGCGCAAATTACTGCATACGAATACAATGATTCACCTCGCTCAAGACGGTGGGAAATAGTATCGCAATTTACTCAAGATCTAGACGTAACACCTGCTTTCGACGTGAGCGGAGACGGCAGAAATATTATATCTATTCTCGACAAAACACCTGTAATATACACTGATCAATATGCGAGCGAGAACTTTGCTGACTTTCAAAAAGTATTGTTCTTCGAAGAGAGTCCATTAAATCCCGCGGAAGGCCGTTGGGTAATTAATTTAGATGGTAGTAGATTGTATCACACTGAATATACCGATATTGCGAATCGATCGCGACCATGGGATTTGACAACTCGATGGTTTAAAAACGTTGAAGGAACTGAAGGCAATCTTGAGTTTACTATTTCAACCGAGTCGACTACTAATTTAGCTCATCGATATACAAACAAGACTGTAAAAAAGGAGGGAGATTATCTATTCCGTTTGAAGAATTATGGTCTTCTTTCAGTTTATATTAAAAGAAATGGTGGCGAATACGATCCACTTCAGAGTATCTCACTCGGCGATACTGCAGAATATGATGGTAGTCGTATATATGAAATCGCGGACTATGATGTTGAAGGAGATTGTCTAACTATCCTTGACACATGCTTAGCAAAACCTCGAGTTGTTGTATTTAAAAAGACTACTACTGATCGGTATATATTTGATCACGCGTTCAATCTGCAATTATTAAACTTCGGTTCTATTGAACTTCGAGGATCTCGTATCATTGTTGCGACTTTACCGATTGGTGATGATCATGATAATCAAGTTATCAATATATATGATACGGATGAAAGTATGGTATGGTCAGAGACTGAGTATACAAACATAGGCCAGAGTGTTGAAGTGCCGGCACCTGATAATCTTGAAATCGAATATGATTTTAGAAATAACCCAAGTGTTTTACCTGTTGAATATCCAATATCAGAGGATGTCAGTTTCTCAAACTCTTCTGCGCGGTCTGTCACAGTTCAATTTAAAGCGAGTGAAGACTATAAACTAGGCGGTAGGTTATTCGAAATCGGTTCAGGCCTCGATAAATTTACTATTGCTCTTGGTTGGAATCATGATGTTGTATTCTCAACCGACCGATATCCGTGGATTTTCTTAGGCGATAACGTTTATCCAGAGACTAATACTACCTTCACTAAAGCGAAATCTATAAACTTTGTGCCGGGGAAAGTTCACACACTCACTGCGACTATCACTGGAAACCATAGAGATATTAAAGAAGATTCAACTGGGGATGTGACGCCTAATCATCTTTTAGAGATGAGTATAACTTTCGATGGTGAGTTACTAGGTACAGGCATATTAGTAAAGTCTAGTCTTAGTCAGTCACTTGAGTTAAAACGAACTGCCGATACTGATTATGCTGACAAAAAGGATCAGGTCGCGAATGCGTTTGTCGGTGGCGGAAATATAAGTATCGGAGATGATGACTTAAACGCAGAGATATTATATGTATCGGCATATAGTAAATATATTACTAACACGGAGAGTTATGTTTTACACAAATACATAGAATCCAGTACTAATAATACTGGTGTAAATACAAAACTTGATCATGGCAATTTTGCAGTTAACCAGCTTGGAAATATTATTGCGAAGGTTGCTGCAGTTGGAATACACATTTGGGAGAAGACTGAGAATGGTTGGGAATATAAGTTTAATAGTAATTCTGATATTGATATTGATGCGATAAAAAGAGCTGACACGATTATTCCAAGATTGATAAGCGAAAATAATATTCCATACTATTCATATGAATTCTTTGGCAATCTATTATTAGTTGCTGACGGTGGTGATTACGACGATTATACTGGAGTAGTCCATGCTGTTAGCGAACTCGCCGGTGTTTCTAGAATTTCAAGTAATGGAGCATTCACAACAGACACTAATAAAACAGATCCTCAGAGAGTATACTCTCTTGAAACACGATACGAAATTAATCAAAGAATATGGCGTGTTCGTTCAACAATTAGTGCGATTGGAACTACACAGGTCGCGAGTATGGCCACATCAGGAGTGAGTGGCGCTCCAACATTAGGTGCAGGAGATTATCAGATAGCTATTGCACCGCCGATTTCTCCAGCAGCATTGGGTGCATATGAATCGACCGCACAGGTGTGTCTCGATTTCCCTGATAGTTGTTTAGAGTTTAGTGTCGATACGGCGGGTGTTATAACAATTACAAAGAATGTCAATCTCTTAACAAAGGATATTACTCCAACAGTGTATGTAGAATCCATCAATTCAGACCCAGAGGCCGATCCGTTTTATGTAATGGTAAATCTCAATTGGGAAAAGGATGTTGGTCGTTATGCTACTGATATCGCTACTGATACACAAAACGGCACTATTGCAATCTCTAAAACTTCAGATACTAATGTAAAATACGACATCTTTGATTATACTTTCGGCGTATGGACAAACACTTCTATCTTTGGAGATAATATTGAATATGATGCCCGTTATCCTTTCCATGCTGCAATCGATAAATACGACATTTTTCTTTCAACAACGCGTAATAATAATGTATTAGACTTTTATCGATATGATGTATTAAACAATAAAGTATGGGAAAAGCAACAAGAAATTTACAATGACTTTGTTGCTACAACTGTTCAAGGATTAATATTTCATGATTCTGAAACAGAAGTAATAGAAAAATCTGGCAAATACACCAACATTATTATAAGAGGTACAGCAGATCGATATAATGGAAACATTGAAGTATCTGTAAACGGAGGAGAGTTTACAACAATTATTTTAGGAAATACGGCATACGCTTTAAATGTTCCTACAGATTCTAGACTTACGGTTGGTAGATTAGACGCCAATACCGGGGAAACAGTGGATGACCACTATTTTAAAGGTGATATTACACACGTTCAATATTATAATAAGAGTGTCACTGATAATCAAAAAGATAATATAATTGAATATTTAGAAAAAAGCCCACTAAACTTTTACGAAATAACACTCACTGATTTAGAAGGGGACGTCACCGATGCAGCTAAGTTAACAAATGTGATTGGCAGAAGAGATGAAAGTTTCGTCTTTGAAAATTTAGAAGGGCACGCTATAAATTCGTTTTGGACATACGATGAAACAAAGACTTTGTCATATGATGAAGACGAGGCTTTATATACTAATGCCAATGTACAAGCAAAATATGACTCGACTGTTTCACATCTTCAGAATATATATTGGGGAGATGGCAGAAGCTCGTCTATTATTTCGAACCAACGTGTTAGTCACACATATACTTCAGAATATTTAGGTGAGTACAAAGATAGAAAAGGAAGAGTATCTTCAGTCAATCGAGTTCATGATGGTGTATATTGGCAAGAGTATTCTTACGCTATCAAATCTTCTATTCGAATAGAGGATTGGGAAAAACAATATTTAAGTCTAGTTCACCCAGCTGGATTACGATTCTTCGCGAGTGTTCTACTCCTAGTTATTCGCGACAATCACTGGCACGGCCCATCAAAAAGAGTGAAGTATGATGACGTGCTAAGAAAGAATCTTAGTCTAATTAAAGTAGAAGATAATTTCTTATCTCCATTTAGAACTAGACAACCAGTGAATGATCTACGTTGGCTTGAATCGCTCGTTGCTCCAAATGAAACAGGTGGTTATCACTTACCATTGTTCCAGCCAGGTTGGTTACAAGGAGATGTTCGAGTCCGAGAGTTTATTTTTGCTGCAGCTGAATGGACAAAAATAGCACGCATCGTTCCTGGAAATCAAAGGAATCAGAGTGTTACTACTTACACAAATAGTTACTTCGCTAATAATCCTAAAACTGATTCTGCGATTAGTATAGTCGAATACTCAGGCGTTGGGTTAAAGCTTAATGACATAATTTATCAAAATATAGATAATAATATTCTTCGTGGTATTATTATAAAAATTGATGCTGATGGTAATGGAGGAATTGCTCGATTAGATGGAATTCAAAAGAAGATTAATAATGTACCTGAATCAGATCGAGCATACAGCGCCAGTGTTTTAGAAGAAACTCCTACATCTCTTCTCGATGCAAAGGTTGGATTGTCGACGAAGGATGGAGATTATATAGATATCGATTTAAATCCAGAAGGGCTGGATATAAATCCTGATGTATACGGCATTATTACACAAGGAGGCATTGTAAGCGGATCTGAATCAACATTTGATCAAATTGGATCTGATATTGACGGCATCTCCGGCGGCCTCACAAGGTATGAATTAAATCGCGAAGGTACAGTACTTATAACAGGTGTACGTAATACTGGAGCTACTGGCCTTGTTAGAGTTTGGCAATGGAGAGAGTGGACAGTGAATGATGATTCTGCTGATTATAACTATGCGGATCGGTCATTAAGCGGAGATAAACCAATTATCGTGACTGGCTCAGCGCAAGACACTCCTGGCCTAGGCATAGCACCTGTAGCTGAGGAATACTATTGGACTCAACTCGGTTTAGATATCGTTGGTGATCCTATTGGAACAAATGGCGGAAGTTCTAGTCAAGCATGGGTAACTGCAGGAAGCGCGGTTGCTATATCAGACGACGGAATGACAATCGCAGTTGGAGCATCTGGTGATAGTAATGCTGGTTTGTTATACAATGGTAGTTCTAAAGTATATGACTATGATACTTTGACAAAAGATTGGGTTCAACGTGGAGAAACAATATGGGGAATTCAAAATCACTCTTATAGTGGACCAAGTGCATTGAGTGCTGACGGCAATCGATTGGTTGTTAGCTTTAGTAATGAGAATGCTAATGGCAAACGCGATGCTGGTGTAATTCGAACATATGACTGGGATACTACAGGAGAACAATGGGTAGAATCTGTGGATCGCTTAACAGGTAGTCACTCTTGGGAATACTTTGGAGACGGTGCAACCTTGAGTGCTGATGGTGATACACTATCTGTTCGATCGTGGGGCGATGATGATCGACCAACTAGTGACCAACCTTGGGGCCCGAGAGATGGTTCAGATGGAGTTAACTTTAAAGAGCGAAGAGGCAGTGTATCTGTCTATAAGTATTATGAACACCCTGAGGGAACTTACACCAATCCGGAAGAGGACGCACGAGCTTATTCTGGATACTATCAGACTAATTCTGACTTTAAACAATCGAAACTAGATTCTCCACAAGCTTGGTCACCACCATCTTCGAATCTAGCTTCAAGTCCATATATACAAATCGATCTTGGTGCGGTGCGAAATGTATCGGGGATAGTATCTCAGCCGAGAGCAGATTTGAATCAATGGGTTACAAGGTTTCGTGTAGAAATTTCAGGCAATAATGATCCACAAGACGCCGGATTCGATAACACCTTTACCGAAGTAGGTGAATTTGATAGTATATCTAACGATATTATATGGTCTCGTGATCGACATAATAAAACAGAAACACTCTTTGATGCGAATGTGTCGTGCAAATATATTCGTATATATCCTTTACTATACAAGGGGTTTCCTTCAATGCGAGTTGGACTTATTTTACCAGAAGGCGTTAAAAGTTGGGCTCAAATCGGTCAAAGGATATATGGAGAATTCGATGGAGATCATCTTTTTGGTAAGATAAGTCGCGATGGTAGTCGATTATATACTAGAGCATATTCGTTATATCAGGAGAAAAATACTGATAATATTAATGGTGCAAATAGAGTTTACGAGTATAACGGCACTAATTGGATTCAAGTCGGAAACACTTTCAACGGCGGCGAAGGTGAAAGATTGTTGATTTCAAGTATATCTGAAGATGGTAGTCGCATCGCGATTGGTAATAATCTACATGATGAAAGCGGTGCGGATAATATAGGAATATGCAAAGTTTATGATTGGGATCTAACAGACGGATGGGTAGAGATAAGTTCCGCAACAGGAGAAAACGCCGGCGATCAATCGTGGAGAGGAGTCTTAAGCGGAAATGGCTCGAGACTAATGCTTGGCTCTGGTTATAACAATGATGCTGGGGCCCAGAGCCACTCTAAGGCCGGGAGCGTAAAGGTATATGAGCAATTGGCTATTACTGGCTTTACAGAATCAGTTGAGTTTAAGACATCTAATAATGGTGTTGATTGGACTGCAGTCGATGGCGGAAATAATTATACGACAGGTAACGATAATACAAATACAAAATCGTTTATAGAATTCTCAGATGAAGTGTTAGAGGCAACACCGCTAGTCGACAAACCGCGGTATCTAAGAGTTTA